TGATGCTACTGTATACTCTAATGGTGCTGTAACCAACATGAGTGGTACACCACTTGTTTTCGGTGGTGCTGCTGGGCAATATCAAACTGATGGTGCTAATCATGGAACGGTAGACGCAATGTTTATCAACAGTAAACTCATGTCATTGTACTTTGACAAAGATGCATACTTTGAAATGTCAGAGTTTGAACGCATCTCTGGATATGCAGCAATGGCAGCCAACATCATGACACGTACACAGCTTGCTACTGCAAACTTGTCAGGTCATGGTCTTCTTGTAAACGCATTCGCTACAATCAACTAGAGGTGAAACATGGCTACTCAAAACTTATTACAAAGACTAGACGCAGCAGCAGATACAACAGGTTCTTCTGTTAATGCTTCTGACAGACGTATTGAAGAAGTGTTCGTTGCTTCTGCCGCAATAACAGCAGGTGACTTTGTTTGTCTTGATTTAAGTAAATCAGATGACAGTGACAAAGCATTGTTCGTAAAACAACTTAAAAGCCTTCCTTTACCAGGTGCTACTGCTACATCTCTGGGTATTGGTGTTGCGATTGATTCTGCTGCGGCAGGTGAAAATGTACGTGTATGTATTCGTGGAATGGTAAGCGCAAATGTAGATGCTGCTATCGCACAAGGTGATCGCCTTGTTGGTACAGCAGTTGCAGGACGTGCTGCTACTGCTCCTTCATATCGTTCTGACCAAAAAGAAGGTTCAGGTGGTGCTGGTGCTGGTGCAGTTACTCAACAAGCGCACATTGTTGCGATTGCTGTTTCCGTAGCAACATCAAACGTTGCCACAGTCTTCGTTGTGTCAAACTTTTAATACATAACATTGTGTTTTACGGCTAGGTTATTCCATTCGGTCTAGCCTAGCCCTTTTTTATAGGTGATTTATGAACTTAAAAGATATAAGAGAATACATTGCGAACATACTAGATTATGATCCAAGCTCAAATGTACAGTATTCTGCACAAATAGATGACATTATCAATCAACACTATCGTATGTTATTCTCTATCAAGGCTTTCACCTTTGCACAAAAGGAAGTAGAAATACCAATAAAGACTGACGCAACATTCACAGCTTCAGGTGTTTATAATCCTGCTTTACTTGCAACCATAGTAACTGCAACAACAGCAGTACCGACATGGATTGAAGGTAACATAGTTGAAATCAATGAAGTAGAATATGAAGTACTGTACATTGATGCAGGTACACCTACAACATTTTACATCAAAGATAATATAGCAACCTTCACAAATGTCTCAATACGATTTAAACAACGGTTTATAAAACTACCACAAGACTGTGTTTCTATCTTGCAAGTTGGTAGACGTAGCATGACCATAGCTCCCAGTGCTGTAGGTAGATATGTACCTTTGACACGATATGAAGACGAGTATTATAATCTACCACTTGATGAAGTGAACATTCCGAACTACTGGGTAATGCAAGATAGTGTAAGCATTACTTCACCATCCCATCCTCCAGCAGTAACCGCATCGGCAACCAGTGCAGGCCAAGGAGCACGAACTGTAAGAGTTGCAATGTCATATGTACTTAATGATAAACGTGGTCAAGACTTTGAACTAGAATCTGGTTTATCACCATTCACCGACACATTGTCTTTGTCAGATACACAAAGACTTACTGTAACACCTCCGAGTCTAGCAAAGCATGGTTTTAGCAGACGTATCTATATCCTTAATGACAGCGAGACACCAGAGTTTGATGGTGTGTATGAAGTTGGAACGTTGATCGATACAAAAATATCAGCAGCAGTAAACATTGACTTTACACTAGCATCATTCACCAATGGTACTTTTGTACTAGATAACCAAAGATATAAATACCCAGAAGGATATGCACAACAAATAAGATTGTACCCTAGACAAAGCGAAGACTTCAACATATCAGTACGTTATATCTACAGACCTGCTAGACTTGTAGAAGATACTGATACCCCAGAACTACCACAGTCACATCACCTTCTATTAGCATATGCTAGTTTGATGGACATCTTAAACAAACATGACAATGGTCCATTAGCGACAGTATACAAAAACAAATACGATGAAGAAATCATCAAAATGGAACAACGGTTTCTTACACAAAAACCCAGACGTTTTGTCAAAGGGTTTATGAAAGAAAGTGGTGTTGATACTGTACCAATGTTTACACCATTGAAACGAGTACCGTAATGCAAGACAGAAACGCAAATATAAAAATCTTACGTGGATTGTTTGAAAGTTTTCCAATGCCAGAAGACTCAGTCTTTGAGTTAATCAACTGGCAAGTAGATAAATATACAGGAGGATGGACGAACAAACTAGGTTACGAAAAGTATGATACTGCGGCAGCAAACTACAATCCTTTTGTAACCAATCGTGTCGATAGTATGTTCTATGTGCAACGACATCAAGGTGCGCAAGATAGTATCCTCTTTGAACAAGGAGGTGCATTGTACCATCTCAATGATTTTCAAGATACTCTACAAAAAAATGTTCTATCATCATCGAGAACTATACCTAGACCTAGTGATATAGGAACACAATACTCACAGTTTGGTCGTTTTGTTATATATGCAAACGGATATAATAAGCCATCAAAATCTTACTTGTGGCCAGTGACATCCTTCACCACAAACTACTTGATTGAATACCCATTGGGTTTCGATGCATTGCCACCGGCACCTGTAGTATGGGATGTTGAAACAGACCCAACTCTCAATCAAGCCCCAGGTGACAAGGCAGCATTGTGGTTTATCGATCCGAATATAAAAGACAAAGGATTAGGAATAGCAACAAGCGCGAAAGTAAATCGTTTTAAATATAGAGTGTCATATGTAAATAACGCAGGTGCAGAAGGACCAATGTCTACTCCATCAAATACGATAGACTGGACTACTCCATCAGGCAAACTTCGGTTTGCTATACCTGTCGAGATACCCATAGGAGGAACAGGCACAATAGCAAGAAGACTGTACCGTACAAAAAACTTCAGTGCTGACGGAGGTAACAGTGCATTAAACTATTTCTTCGTTGCAGAGATAGCAAATAATGGTGATGACATCTATGTTGATGACACACCTGACACTGCATTGGGTTCTGCTGCACCACCAGATACAGACTCCATTCCACTTCCATCTACTACATGTAGATATTTAGGTGTATACAAAGACTGTTTGTTTATAGATGGAGGTAGAGATAATGATCTTACGTTGTTCTACAGCTACCCAGCCCAGCCTGACAGGTTTGCAGCTTTGTCCTTTTTTACTTTATCGCATAGGCAAGGTGGTGGCTTGACAGGTATGTACAGTTACTTCAACAATCTACTTATATTCAGAGAGTACAGTATCGACATAGTCAGAGGTGATTACCCGAACTTCAATGCAACAAACCTTACTAGACACGTAGGAACTAGAGCAACCAATACTATTGTATCCATTCCAGGTATGGGTACAGTATTCTTGTCATATGATGGTATCTACAGCATAAACATTAACCTTGACTACAATGATAATCCTACTGTAAGAAACATAACAGAGCATTTAAAGGATACGTTTGCAAGAATAAACGTTGATGCTATTGAAAAAGCTTGTGCTGTGTACAGCAAAAAAAGAAGAGAGTTGATTATACATTTTCCTGTTGATGGTTCACCATTTAATAACTTTGGTCTCGTGTTTCATGTAGATAAAGGTGCGTGGTCTACTAGACAAAATGTACCAGCAGGACAGTTAATCGTCAATGGTTCAGGTGATGTATTGTTTGGTATGAATGACACAGCTCCCAGCACAAACGATGAACATGGCATTATGGTATTGAGCAGCAAACGAGCAGCAGGAAGTCAAATCGTAGGTGAGTCAATACAAGATAGAGATCCGCTTACATCTACAATCAGGTCAGCATGGTTGGATATGGGAGATGCCAGCATAAAAAAGAAGGTTCATTCTGTATACTTGTTTATTGCGACAGGTGGCAATCAGACAATCCCTATGGACTATTATATGGATTTCGATTACAATACAGTTAACACAACTTCACCATTACAACTACAAAGACCTGATTTTATAAATCAAAATGTGTATGATGTAGTACAGTTAGACATAGGTAAATACTGGGAAGAACCATTGATGACAACCATAAGATATGATGTACACAGTAAAGCTTGCAGTCACTTCCAATGGAAAGTAAGCACACAACAGGACATCACCATCGTTGGATATGCAATAGACTTTACCAGTAAAGGCATGAGAGTTATCAAAGGGAAAAAGCTATGAGTAAAAAATGGACTGAAGCACATCCAAGAGATAACGCAATCATTGACTATAAAGAGTTCAACAAAGGGTACAATGCTTATAAGTCTTCTCTCAATGGTGGCATTGATAGAACAATGTTGCAGAACGAGATGCTCGATGAAGGTGAGTTGCAACCACAAGCTTTCCATTCTGTTGCTATACAAAGAAGAGGTAATCTTGATGTCACAGGTTTGACAGATACAACAACAGGTGCAGCAGTAGGTGATTTTCGAGGTTTGTCATACAACACATATGGAGGTGGCTGGATTACTGCTGACCAGTTCAATCTTACA